CAACTGATATTCATCAGAATAGTTTTCCCATGATCCATTGTCCTGATAGATGTCACCATTTCTTCCTAAAATAGAATAGATATTGAATGACCGCTTTGGCATTGGATAGGATGGGAAATGCTCAACTACAAGATGATAATCATCAGAATTTAATCCATTCAGTTCAATATTCATGATCATCAACCCCCAATCCCTGCTTTTGCCTGTTCAAATTTGATTTGAATCCTATCCATGACCGCATCTGCCAGTTCTTCTGTGTTCTGGTTATCTGTTCCATAAACATTGACAGTCATTTCTCCAATTCCTGCACCTGATTCTTCACGTACAATGTCACGCAAATCATCCAATGCACCAACAAACTCTGGTCTTTTCTCACCAACACCAATGATTGATGGACTATTGAAGACACCACCTTTGTCATACCATTCAACATTTACATGTGGAACACCTTGACTGAACCAGTCTATTGGATTCCATGATCCGTCAATGCTGAAATGTGGAAGTGGGATTGAAGGGAATGACCATTGGAAATTGAACAGTCCCTTGATCCAATCAATTGCACCACTGAATGTGTTCTTGATACCATCCCAAATTCCCTTGACTGGTTCTGAAATACCATCCCAAATGCCTTGAAAGAATCCTGTGACACCATCCCAAATGCCTTTGATAGTGTCCCATGCCCCTGTAACAAATCCACTGATTGCATCCCACACTGGTTTTGCAACTGCACTGATTCCATTCCATAAGGCAACAAAGAATGGTGAAACAACATCCCACACACCTTTGATGATTGACCATGCAATGCACACTGCAATGATGATTGCTTTCCAGACAGGTTCTGCAACTGCTTTGATACCATCCCACAATGCTGTGAAGAATGGTTCACATGCTGTCCAGACATCCTGAATGGTTTTCCATACTGTTGAAATGACATCACTGATTGCATTCCAGACAACACCTGCAACCTTTTGGATTTCTTGCCATGCTGTTGTGACCATGTTCCTGAACCAATCACAGTTGTTCCAAAGAAGCATGATGACCGCAATGATTGCAATGATTCCTGCAACCACCCATGTGATAGGTGATGCAAGAAGTGCTGTATTGAATGCACCAATCCCTGCAATGACTGTTGGCATTGTTGTCATGATTCCACCAAGTGCAATGCAGAAATTTCCAATTCCTGTGATCAGTGGTCCAAGAATTGCAATTGCACCAACACCAATCAGGATTGCCTGTTGCATTCCATCTGGAAGTCCTTCCCAAACTGTCACAACATTGCTGACAACACCTGCCAATGACTGCAATGCAGGAACTGCTATTTCTGCAAGGTTATTCCCAACATCTGCACCAAGTTCTTTTACTTGGTTCATGGTTGTTGTGAACTGGTCTATTGGATCCAGTGTGTCATTGAATGTTGTGGAAACGGATCCAGAAAAGTCTGTCAGAGATCCTGACATCCCTTGAAGATCAAGTGTTCCATTCTGTACCGCATTGTAAATTGCACCACCTGCCCTTGTTCCAAATAACTCATAGGCAGATGCAAGTTTGTCTGTGTCTGACTTATTGGATGACATTGTGTCACTGAATGCTTTCAGTGAATCATTCAATGTCTTTCCATTTGATGCTGATACCTTCATAGCAGTCTTCAAACCCATCAATGCCTGACTGGAATCCATACCTGCTTTGTCAACCTGTCCAAGGAAGTTTGCAGAATCATATGCAGACAATCCCATTTCTTTGAATGCTACTGCATTGGATGACAGTTCACCTGCAAGTGTGTTCACATCAACACCAGTCTTCTGTCCAACAGTGTTCAGGGCATCCAATAGGCTTCCTGTATCACTGGTCTGCATTCCAAAAGCGGAAAGAACTTTGGATGCATTATCAACAGATGTGCTGACATCTGTGTTGTTAATATTTGCAAATTCAATAAACTGTGTGGATAAATTTGAAAGATCATCACCAGTGACACCAAATCTGGTGTTCACTTCACCAACTGCATCACCTGCATTTTGGAAAGAAACTGGAATGGTTGTTGCAATATTCTTTGCAATGTCCTGAAGTTCAGTCAGTGCATCACCAGTGGCACCTGTTTTTGTTGTAATGGTGTCCATTGCTGAATCAATCTCTTTGAATGAAGAAATTGACTGATCAGCAACTGTCTTCAAAGGAACAGTGATGGAATTTGTCAATCCAGTCCCAACTGCTGTTGCCTGAAATCCAAATTTCTGGATGTTGGCACCTGCATTCTGCATGTTTGAACTGAAACTATTGACATTTTTCTGTATTTCCTTGAATGTATCTGATGCCTTATCATCTGCATTGATGATGACACCAAGTGAGAAATCAGCCATTCCGCTTCACCTTCTTTCCATTTGCTTCATAGATCTTTTCAATCCATCCTTTTTCATTTTTCTCAATTTCCAGAACTGTCTTCATGTTCTGGTGAACAACTTCCATGTCTGCCTTTTCTGGTTTCTTCTGCCATAAAGGAACAAATGGTTTGTTCTTTTTCCGCATAGCATTTCCAACTGCATTGGAAACTGCATCACGCATCAATGTTGTCCAACTGACCGTTTTGTTTTCATATGCTTTATAGATGAACATTCTTTCCCTATCTGTTAATTCCAGATAGTCCCTTTTTGAATAGCCAAAATTGACAGCAAAAAAGGCAAAATCCATTTCTTGTTCAAATGGTTTTGCCTTTTCTTTGTCAATTGGATTCAAAGGTTTTTGTCTGAAATATTCATAGTCAATCAGTTGGCTTGGAATAAAAAAGGCATGGAATCCTTCATTGCATTCTGAATCATCAGAACTACGGAACCATATCCTTTCTCTTTGATCAGATCATCACAGATTTGCACTGCTTCTTTCTGACCAACAAACACATCTGATCCACATTCATGAAGACAGAATCTGAATACTGTTTCCATTGTGAGAATGGAAAACATTCCCTGATTGGATGCAAATTCACCCATCAGGGAAGTTTTTGTTGTATTCTCCACATACTTCTGCCGTTCCATATTGAACTTCAGTTCATACTGCTTACCATTGAATTCAAACATTTTTTATTCCCCTTTATTCTGGAAGTTTTTCATTGGCAACTGGATTCAGTGTCAGATCAACCAATGCACCCATTCCTTTGAATGTCATAGAATAAGTGACTGAATCATCATATGGTGCATCAACAGGATAGTCTGTGATGCATCCAAGACCACCAAACATGCCCTTCTTGGTCTTGTTGTTATAGACCTTAATGCACACAGGACTTCCATCTTCAAATGCTTTGGAAAGGATCTTGTGGGATTCATCAGAAGCCACATAGATGCCACCTGTGTCAATAGACCATTCTTTCATGCCACCAATGAAGGACTTCCATCCACCATCAGTGTCCTTGGATGTGACTTCAACAGTGTCTGCAGATCTGTTGATCTTCAAAGACTGCTGACCGCCTAATGCAAGAATAGCTGTTCCTTCAGCATTCCAAATTGCAAGAAGAAGATCTTTTCCTGCTGTCGCTGAGGCACTGTTTGCATCAAAATTGCAATAGTCTTCAAATGTTGCTGTTGTATATACAACCACAACTGTTGCATCACTTTCAGGTGCTGTTGTCAATGTCAGTGCTGTTCCTGCAAAGGAATATGCTGATGTTGCCAATGCTGTTCCTGCAACTGTCACAGATGTGATTGCTGTTGGTGTGGCAGAAAGTGTGAACACTTTCTTGGTACCATCACCAGTGAAATTTTCTGTCTTTGTAGATGCAAAGATCTGTGGAATATATCTTTTCATGGTTTTATACCACCTTTCATATTTTTGCTTTGAAACCATATGAAATTCTGAAAGTGAATGGAATCACTGCATGCTTTTCATTGGTTTCATCTGTGGAAATTGGAAGAACACCATTGTTCACTTGCATGATCAATGTATATCCTTCAGGCAATGTGATGTCTTCAGTCATAGCTTCTTCAAGGTTTTGAATAAGATTGTAGATTGGTACACTGGAATCACTTGGTTCAGCAATGCAATGAATGTTCACCCTATAATCAAGAACAAACATAGTTTTGGAATTGACTGGATTGGCACCATTGAAAACCGCATAATAGAATGGACTTGGTTCATTGACTTCCACATGATCAACACATTTCAGTCCTGTTCCTGCATTCACTCTTTCCTGAATCGCTTTGATCAGGTCTATCATTGACAGTTGTTTCAACATTTATTCCACCATAGATTTCAGCATTTCCTTGATCCGTTCTTTGAACAATGGTTTTTCCAGTTCAACATTGGTTGCAAGAAAATTCTTCCCTTCCACATATCCAATCTGATTCCCTGCAGGTCTGCACACTCTATGACCATATTCAACATGTGGTGCATAGTCTTTTGTGTACCCTACTTCATTACCAATTGCCATCATTGATTCCCTTAATTCACCATGCTGACCATGTGGTCTTGTTTTTTCTGTTGAAATAGGTGTTCCACCTTGTGATGGAATATGTGATTTGATACCTCTGTTTCTAATAGATACAGCAGTATCTTCACAAACTTGATCATAATCAGCCATGGACAATTCCTTCAGCTTATCAACTAAAGGTTGAACCCCTTTGACTTCAAATTTCATGATTTGTACACCTTCACTTTCAACACTGACCACCTTGGTGACAGATCATATTTGTCATTCACTACATATTCCACATCATTCATGACTGCCTTTTCAGCATCCTTGATTGTTTCATATGGAACAGGAATGACAAATGCTTGTTCATCCTTGGTGATTGTCCTGTCTTCAATTTTCAATTCAAGATCAGTCCAGTTGGTGAATCTTCCTTTTCCAGACCACAAGATGACAGGATCCCTTTGGATAGGGTTTCCAAGAGAATCCTGACCACTTGTTGTGGACTTTTTGATAATGCAATCCGTCCAGATCATAAGAATCTGACCACCTTCCCTGATCCAATGCCATTTGTGGAATTATTTCTGAATGTGCTGATTTCTTCAGAATACTCATTCAGAATATCTTCCACAAAGGAATCAGACAGATTGGAAACATTCTCTGAAGAAATACCTTCATAGAATCTTCTTCTGTATAATTTGACTGAAGCATCAACTGCAATTGAAACAAAAGAAGAAGGGAAGGTGTCTGATGTGACACCAAGTCTGATGCAAAGTCTGTCAAGAACAGTCTGTGCCAGTTCACCTATGACTGTTTTATCATAGGTTTCACCTGTCATTCTGACCTCAATCCGCTTTGTAATATCTTCCAATGTTGTCATATCAATCAACCTTCCCTTTCTTCAATTATGCTGTTGTGACAATTGTTCCCTTGAAAATTCCAGAAGCATCTTCAGCATAGAATGTTGTACCTGTCATCATCAGAGTATCAACACATACACTGTTGTCTGCCAGATAGTGCTTTGTTCCAACCAGACCTGTTGCATCATAGGTCAGACCAAATGTCTGTGCTACATCACCAGATGCAGGAACATAGACACCATTCAGATTTTCCTTGACTGTACCCCAAGCGGAACCGGCTGTCATGCTAGGATCCAAAATGACTGTACCAAGACCAAGGAAGTTCTGGATGTATGTGAATCCAAATGCAGTCTGTGTTGTGATAGTCCCTGTTGCAAGGACATCAGCAACATCCAGAGGATTGACAAAATAAACTGGTGTAACATTCATGTCTGCATAGTAGGTTGTCAGATTTCCCCAAATGGAAGCAAGAACCTTCTGCAGGGACTTCATATCATTCAGCTTGGATGCAGATGCTGTTCCTGTACCTGCCTTGATAGCTTCAATCAATGTTGCTTTGACTTCCTTCTGAACTTCTTTTTCCAGAAGTGCATCTGTGTCATTGACTGCCTTGTTTCTACCATAGGACTGAATTGCTTCTGCTGTGGTCTGCTTTCTGTACTTCTTCAGTACAAGATTGAATGTATTGACCAGTTTTCTTTCATACTCTGTCAGAGGAACAACTTCACCTTCACCAACCTGATCAGGTGTGTTCTTCTTGTTGTACTTATACTGTTTTACCTGTGAACCTGCAGTCATTGGTGTCATTTCAGTGATTCCAAGGATTGTCTGCAGGGACTGAATACCTGTGACCAGTCTGTTGTTGTGATCAACAGAAATGACTGGTGTCAAATCTGTTGTAACAATTGTGTTTGTTTCTGGTGCAAATAACTGTGCTACATAGCTTAAATTCTTTTTCATGGTTTTATACCACCTTTCTATTTT